CAGGATTAGCACCATACAAGTCTATCAGTTCCTGTGCTGCACTGTCAACAACATACTGATAGTGCCAACGTGTGCCTCCCTTCAAGTACCGTCGCTTGTAAGCAACAGCAAAGATAGGTTCAACACCCGTACTTGTACCTGCAAGAATACCAATGCTTCCTGTTGGTGCAATAGCACGGTTAGCTACTGGTGTGCTGCAATCAAACTCACTTGCAGTCTTCTTTGAAACTTCATCACTAATACCCTTGTATACACCCAACCACTTATGCAGTTCAGGTGTTACCTCGTACTTGTAACTACGCTTGATCAACCACTCATGCATACCCATCAAACCAAGACCAAGCCTACGATTTTTAATACGTACATCGTATACCTTTTCGTAAGGCAGCTTTGCCTTGAATGTACCGCACATAAGAAACTTAGTGGCTAGAGTAACGATATCCTTAAACTCTTGAAGGTTGTCTACTCTACCAAGGTTGATTGATCCTAAGTTACATACGTCCGAATCGTCTTCCGAAGTAACTTCAGTGCACGCATTACGGAGTGTTTCATTTTCTTTGTCGAAAAAGTTAAACGAAAATCCCGGTTCAGCGGTGCGCAGTGCTTGACGAACATTCTGCTTAAATGTATTCCCAACATCTCCTGTCTCCCAGTAGTTAATTAACCATTCAGTATCGTAGTTCACGCTGATGTTTGTCATGTCCAGCGGAGCTATGTAATTAAAATCTTGTTCCTTTATCTGACCGATAGTAAAACCTGTGTTACCAACGGGCATGTCATACCAGTTCTTGCTGGTAAGAAACTTTTCTACATCAGCATGTTTCCAGTTAAGACTGGCATAGATAGCAGATCGTCTGCTACCACCCTGCATAACCCGTCTGCCAATCTCGTTGATCATCAACATCTTTGGAATAGGTACAGAAGAAAGACCGCCAGTACCTGCCAGTACTCTTCCCTCTTCACGGTAGACAGAATAGTCTACGCCAATACCACCACCTGTCATCAGACATGACTCTGCCTTCCATGAAAGGTTTGCCCAGTCTTCCCGTGTATCTTCTTCTGCTCGTAGTAAGTAACAGTTGTTGAAGAACTTGTTAGGTCGGCCAGCGTAGTATAAGTACCTACCACCGGGAATAAACTTCAAGTCAGTAATATATTCCTTTAGCTGTTCCTTCTCGTCTTCCTTGAGATAAGGACTGCATACATCATCAACAAGAACTGAAGCTAGACTTGACCATGTTTCACAGCCATGGTGTGCGTACTTATGTTTGAAGATATCTTCACTAAACTTGGAACGGAACATAGGGTTTTCATTAGATCGAAAAGTAGGCATATACTTTATTCTCCCTTGGTTACTTGATCGTGGACATAAAGCATGATTATCGCATAGTGGATAATCTTTAGCAAGTCCTTCCTGTTCTTTCCTTCCTTGTTACCATATCTTTTCCAGTATTTCAATATGTTACCCATGACAAAACCCTCGCCATGTCCACTGTCAAGGATGATATCAGTGGCTTGATATTTACCCTTGGCATAATGTTCTGTATAAGTAGACGAAATGTATTCATGCATCTCGTCTATATATTCTGACTCATCAAACCTAAAGTTAGGAAGTTCTGAGTATAGCTTAGTAATCTCTGCATCTCTTTCCATAGTATCTCTCCTAGTCAAAGGTAAGGACGGCATTGATACGCCTACGAACATATTTAATCTCCTTAGATTTAAGAACTTTGAATGCAAAGCTACGAACATAGTCTGCATCCACACCTGCTATATCACAGACAGTACTAAAATCTTCAGCAGTAACACCTACAGAGGCAAAGAACCATGCCTTTGCAGCATCACGTGCTATCTTAGATTCTATTGATTCTCTATTATTTTCTGGTTTGGTAGCATCAAGCATTGCCTGTAAGACAACACCAAGAAACATTATCTGTTCAGGACTTGTTGTTTTGTTTTCTACGAGACTTTCCACTTCTACCAGAAACTTTTCTGTTCCCTCTCTCATCTAGCCAACTGTCAGGAATACCATCAGAGAGTTTACAAAACACAAAGTCGTTCTTGTTACACCAGTCTGCATAGGTAGTCTTTGCTCCTTTGTTTAATTTCTTGTTAGGGTTATCGAATACAAATCTTACATCCAAGTCAGGATTAGACTGCCTAAGAAAAAGATGTTTCTTTCTGTCTTCTAGTGTGAACCTACCCTTCACCTCTAGTATAATACCAGATGGAAGAATAAAGTCAGGAAGATATTTCTTTGACTCGATCCACATGTACGGAATGTAGTGTGGTTCAAACTCAAAGTCAATGTCTAAATTTATAAGGTAGTCTGCTGCTCTTCTTTCTGATCGTGATCTGAATCTATAGTTCTGGGACATTAGGTTCACGTTCTACATGTGTTAGATGTTTGACATACGTCGCATATTGGAATGAACGTAGTCCCTTGCCACCATTCGCATCAGACCAGCAATCAAACTTATGAGAGCAATAATTACACCCAGTATCCAGACGCATATTCCCAGACTGGCCATCAGGCACAGCATCATAGCAGCGAGAAGGTGGCTTGTCACTGTCGATAGCTTGTCGTAAGTAGTTAATTTTTTCTTCTGCATTTATCATATCCATATGGTGAACAGGACAGTAAGCAATCTCTCCTGTTGTCTTGTCGATAACTACCCAGCCTGCTTCCCTTACATTGTTTGCTTGAGCATATGCAGATAGCTGTGCCACATAACCAAACGGGTCTTCCTTAAATATTTTTCCTTCAGTAAACTTCTTGAAGGAGAAGGAAGACGCACTCTTAAAGTCAACAAGAACACCATCAACTACTGCATCCTGATGACCAACAACGTCATTCAATACTACCTGCTTCTGTTGGTCAGTAACTTTATGTCCGGATACTTTAGAAAGAAAGACAAGAAGTGCTTCAAGGATATCTCCATAAAGAAACTTGATGTAGTCAGAACCAGCCAGTTCTTCCTGTTCAGTTGATCTGACAGAGTACCATGTCTTACGTGCTGGTTGACCAATCATTGACAGCCTTAAATTATTTCTTGGCTTTCTTTCCTCAGTAAGAGCATCGACAACAGCATCAGTAACATCCTTCGCTAGTTCCTGCAGAGCAGTAGCAGGAATCTTTGTAGGTTCATCACTGGTGAATAGACTGTAAATGTCCTCTACCAAAGTATCAATTGTTTTCTGTGCTGTTGTCATTTTAATTACGCTGCTGCTTGTGGTTCACCCACCAAACGATAGCGAGTATACGGTTCACCTGATGGTGTTTTAGCAGTGACAGTAGCAATGTCATACCCACGGTTACGAAGACGTGAGATATCTGCAGTTAAGTTCTCTGACCATCCATGTTGGATAGCAGTCTTACGTGTAACACGCATACGCTTACGTAGTGCACCAAGTAGTTTACCTTCATTAGTCATAGTCTAGTTCCTTTGTTGAGTTAGTTATATAATCTGACAGTCCCTCTCCACACCTGTCAGCAATCGTTGTCCTAAGTAAGTGACAACCCCGTGTGTAGGGACGGTTAGAACGGAATTTCTTCACCCGTATCTAAGTTATTTCCTACAGTATAACCACCCTCTACTGCAGAGAAATCCTTATTGCCACCGTACTCTACAAGGTCTACGACTTGTAAAGCCATCAGGTCAGAAGCTACGCCCTTCTTCTTGTTGTACTCCCACTCATACGTAGCAAACTTAACATTGACCATGCTTCCGTTGCCAATAAGACTACCGTCCCAATTATTATTCTGTGAGTCTTTAACGATTGGAGAAGGACGTTCTGAACCATCACGCTTGTAAACCTTGCGCTTGATCTTTACAAAGTCTCCACGATCATCGCCCTTATTCTGTACGGTAAGACCAAGGCTTTCAATCAAACTTTTAGTATCCTCATCTAAACAAACATCGACAGAGTATACTGGTTCGTAAGTTGTATTGGGAGAAATTACACTTGCCCAATAAGCCTTGCCAGAAATAATATGTACATCACTCATGTTAGTTTTCCTTTCTAGGTTTAATCGCCACACCATGTGGCTTTTCATTCAACGATTTGCGAAGTATGCCTGATCACATTCACAGAGTCAAGCACTTTTTTTCAGTGGTTGTAACTTTTTTACTGCTTCGTCATAGTCCATCAACTCCTCTTGTCCTACATTGTAACAGGGTCTAACAAGCTTACCGTCTGCTCTATTGAAGTTCTCTTCCTTGATGAGCAGATGGCATGGGTAAAATCCTCTTAGAATAAAGTAATCATCAGATATCTTTATGACCAAGGCAAATAGATCAATAACTCCAAGACACTTATTACTTACAGCAAGTAGTCTACCGTTCACATGATCTGTTGTCTTAACGTCAACAGTAAGACCATCAATAAGTAAATCTCCTTTATCAGTTCCTCTCTCCATTGAACGTATACCAATATCCATAACACCATTCGGATACTCACCAATAATTTTGTACAGTGCTAACTCTCCAGCAACACCAAGGATATCA